TTTGATGAGGTTTATATTACTACATCAGCAATACAACAAATGCCAAGACACCCATTAAGTTTTCAAGAAAAAAGAAAACATATGATGAAAATGGGAATACCAAGTAATCGTATCGTTCAAGAGAAAAGTCCTTATGTTGCAATAAATTTAGTAAAGAAACTTTCCAAAGATACAGCGGTGGTTTATGCAGTTGGACAAAAAGACAGACAACGAATTCCAACAGGTAAAAAGAAATCAGGTGGATTAACTTATTTTCAAGACTTAAAGAAAAATATAAAAAATTTAAAAGGACACGAAGAACACGGATATGTTTTTATAGCACCACACCAAAAGGTTAGTGGTATATCAAGTGGAACAGAAATAAGAAAGTTATTAGGTAGTCCAAAGTTTGACAAAGACAAAAGAGAAAAAATATTTAAAAAAACATTTGGATATTTTGATAAGTCAACTTATGAAACAATGACTTCAAGATTTGGTAAGTTATTTGAGTTTTATCAACAACCACAGGTAAAAAAAATTTTAAAAGAAGCTAGTGGATTTGGTAATCATTTCAACGCAAGTATTATGTCAGACGAAGGTATGTATGATTTCTTTGGTTCATTAGATGATTACTTTAGAGTATCACCAGAACACGCAGAAATATTAGGTTGGGAAGTTATAGGTTTTCCAGTTAGTGATACGGATAATATAGCATTTACCATTATGGCAGATGACTACGAACAAGACCGTACCACAACCGTAACTTATGGAAGAACTATAAACCAAGATAGAAAAAATACAGCATCAGTAGATAATCCATTTCCCAAATATAAAAAAGATATGAATCAAATAATAAAACAATTAGGTTGGGAAGTTGTTAAATTCTTTGGTGAAGAGTCTGCAGCAGATGGTGACTTATATGATAATGACTTTGCTACACCTGATAAAGAAACACCATTAATAAAGAAAAAGAATATTACACAGAATAGTAGTGCAAGAAACACAATTTCAGGTAGAAAAGAAAAACTTGCTGAAAGTTTTGTTCAAGATGTTAAAAAAGTATTTTTAACTGAGGGTGGAGCATACGGACATATGAATCATCCATTTGATGATAATAATTTGACGTTTTCAGATTTGAAGAACATAGTTATTATAGGATTAAGTGGAAAGCTTAATCGTGAAGATAATGTTTCTGAAAAACTTGACGGACAAAATTTAATGGTAAGTTGGGTTGACGGACAACTAAAGGCCGCACGAAACAAAGGGCATTTGAAAAATGGTGGTAAAACTGCACCAACAACCGCAGGTATCGCTAATATGTTTAGTGGTAGAGGTGAGATTAAAAAAGCATTTGTAGGTGCGATGAGAGATTTAGAAAAATCAATAGGTGGTTTATCTAAAGCACAAAAGAAAAAAGTATTTGGTAATGGAACCAAATGGATGAATTTAGAGGTTATATATCCACAAACAAGTAATATTATTGACTATGATGTCGCAGAAATTGTGTTTCACGGAACCACAGAATACGATAGAACGGGTAGAGCAAAAGGATACTCAAAAGAATCAGCTCGTGCGTTACAAGGTATGATAAAACAAATAAATCAAAATATACAAAAAACATTTAAGATTAGTAAACCTAATTTCTTAAAGATGAGTAAAGTTCAAAACTATGGAGCAAAGAAAAGTTCTTTCTTGGGTAGGTTGAATAAATTACAAGGACAATATGGATTAAAAGATACCGACACATTAGGTATGTATCATCAGTCTTTCTGGCAAGAATACATTTTTAATGCAGCAAAACAATTTAATGTTAAGTTAGTAGATAATCAGTTAGTAAATCTAACTAATCGTTGGGCGTTCTTTGATAAGTCATATAGTGTAGGAAAAATTAAGAAAGATTTTAAAGATAGTCCAGAGTTTGTTGATTGGATTTTAACAACTGACAAACTTGACCATAACAAAATGTTCAAACAAAACATTAAACCATTTGAAGTATTGTTCTTCCAAGTTGGAGCAGAAATATTAAAAAATATGTCAGGTTTCTTAGCAGTATCACCAGACGCAGCAGTCAAAAAAATTAAACAAGATGTGGATAGTGCATTAAAAGATTTACAAAAACCAGACAATGTTAGTAAATTAGAAAAATTAAAAATACAAATAGAGAAATTAGAAGCTATTGGTGGTTCAAGTGCAATCGTTCCAAGTGAGGGATTGGTATTTAAATACAAAGGTAATATATACAAATTCACAGGAGCATTTGCACCAATTAATCAAATATTAGGTAGTCTAAGATTTTAAGGAGTTATAATGGCAAATTATAGTAAAGAAGCAGAAAGACAGAATAAAGCACTAAAAGGTATTCTTGAAGGTAAACCAGCAGAAAAGGATTATGTTCAAGTAGGATACGAGGGTAAAGCGCCAGAAAATAAAGGTGGTGAGACAAGAAAATCAGAATTAAGTGATATTATGGCAGAAGTTAGAATGCCTTGGTTTTGTCCCGAATGTAAAAAAGCAATGAAGAAAAAACTTGATGATAAGTTTTGGAGAATGATGGGACATTGTTTTGATTGTCAAGTTGATATGGAAAACAAACTTAGAGTTAAAGGTGAGTTTGATGATTGGGCTCAAAGAAAGATGTTAGAAAATCAAAAATCACAATTGAAAGACTTGGAACAAAGTTTAACAGACTTTGAAAATACAGGTGGTAAAAAAACTTGGTATAATAATGTAGGTGTGAATACACCAATGTTAGAAGAAGACAAGTGGGAAATGGGTAAAGAAAAATTTGATGAAACTATTCAAGAAGCAAGAGATTTTATACGAGAAAAAAGAGAAATCGTAGAAAAAGCAGAACAACAACTAACAGGAGCACAATAATGTTAAAAAAACTACTTGGACTATTGGCAGTAATAGGCGGACTATTCGCTGCAGCAAGTGCACATAAAAAGAAAGAAGTCAAAGAACTTGACAAAGCAATCAAAGTTAAAGATGATGAAGTCAAAGAACTTGAAAAAGAAGTAAAAGTTCTTGAGTCAAAAAAGAAAGTTAACAAAAAAGAAGTAGCAAAACTTAAAAGAAAAGTAACTACTACTAAAAATCAAATAAAAAAAGCATCAGAAGCAGTAAAAGAAGATAATGCTGATGACGCAGTAAAATTTTTGAAGAAATTTAGTAAGTAGTATATACTTATATATATGAGATATATTATATACATATTATTACTTGGGGGACTATTCGCTCAAGAAGTTGATACAACTAAAACCTATACCTTTACAGAGGAAGAAGTTTTAGCATTCACAAACGAAATCAAAACATTAGAACTAAAAGATAGTTTAAATGTTTCCTTGGTTGGAGATTTGGAATCACAATTACAACTTTTTGAAGAAAACTCTACAATAGATTCTATGTTGATTGCTAACAAAACTCTACAAATTAATCTACTTAAAGACACCAACGAACTACTCGAACAGAAAGTAAAACTTGTCCAGCCTAAATGGTATGAAAACAAGTGGTTATACTTTACATTTGGAGTAGTTGCAACAGCAGGTTCAGTTAAACTTGCAGGTCAAATAGTAGACTAATGGCAGAACCAATAAAAGAAGTAATCAAAAAAGAATATGTAAAGTGTGCACAAGACCCTGCATATTTTATGAAAAAGTATTGTATGATACAACACCCGATTCGAGGTAAGATTCCTTTTGAATTGTATAATTTTCAAGAAAAAGTTGTTGGTGAGTTTTCCAAAGAACGATTCAATATTATTCTAAAAGCTCGTCAGTTAGGAATATCTACATTGACAGCTGGATATAGTTTGTGGATGATGACATTCCAACAAGACAAAAATATCTTGGTAATTGCAACCAAACAAGAAGTAGCAAAAAACTTGGTAACGAAAGTTCGTGTTATGCACGCAAATCTACCGAGTTGGTTAAAACAAAGATGTGTTGAGGATAACAAATTGAATTTGAGATACCGTAATGGTTCTCAAATCAAGGCAGTATCATCAGGTCCAGAAGCCGCTCGTTCAGAAGCTCTATCATTATTGATATTAGATGAGGCGGCATTCATTGATAAGATTGACGAAATATGGACAGCAGCACAATCTACATTGACTACTGGTGGACAATGTATAGCATTGTCAACACCAAATGGTGTGGGTAATTGGTTTCACAAAACTTGGGTAGATGCGGAAGAAGCTCTCGGTATGTTCAATCCAATAAAATTACATTGGACGGTTCATCCCGACAGAGAGGAAGATTGGAGAAAAGAACAAGATACATTACTTGGAATTGGAAGTGCAGCTCAAGAATGTGATTGTGACTTCTTAACTTCAGGTACTGGTGTTATTGACGCAACACTATTGGAAAACCTACGACAACGAAGTGTTAAAGACCCAATAGAAAAGAGAGGAATTGATAGTAATTGTTGGGTATGGGAACCTGCAAACTACAATAAAAATTATATTGTATGCGCAGATGTCGGTCGTGGAGATAGTGCAGACTATTCTGCTTTCCACGTGATTGATGTTGAATCATTAGAACAAGTAGCTGAATATAAAGGTAGAATAAATACCAAAGATTTTGGAAATATGTTGGTAAGTATAGCAACAGAATATAATGATGCGATACTTATAGTAGAGAATAATAATATTGGTTGGGCAACAATCCAACAAATTATAGATAGGGATTATCCTAATCTATTTTATACAAGTAAAGATTTAAAATATGTTGATGTTCAGCACCAAATGAACAATAAAATCAACAGACAAGAACAGAAAATGGTTGCTGGTTTTTCAACGACTTCTAAGACCAGACCACTAATTATTAGTAAGTTAGAAGAATTTTTTAGAGAGGAAAGTGTAGTGGTTCATAGTAATCGTTTGATTGATGAATTACAGACTTTCGTCTATATAAATAACAGAGCAGAAGCAATGCGAGGATACAATGATGACCTCGTTATGTCTTTTGCTATTGGACTTTGGGTTCGTGATACAGCATTAAGATTACAAACTCAAGGGATTGAATTAACAAAGAAAACTCTCAGTCGTATGATGGACAATGAGGGTTTATACACTAACGACGACGTTAATAAAAACGATAGTTGGGAGTGGGAAACAGGTAAAGAAAAAGAGTCATTAGACTGGCTCTTGTAAAGTAAGTGAGGAAAAAATGGCAGATACAACATTATTTGGAAGACTGAGAAGACTATTTTCTACAAATGTTATCGTAAGAAATGTCGGTGGTAAGAAATTAAAGATAGCCGATACAGACCAAGTTCAAAAACAAGTCAAATCACATTTGGTTGACAGATATACTAAACTACACAATAACTTAGATTTAGTAGGAACAGGTTATTCAACCGTTCATCAAGTTATGGCGGCAAGATTAGCATTGTTTAAAGATTATGAATCAATGGATAGTGACCCAATCATTTCAAGTGCATTGGATATATATTCAGATGAGTCAACAATGAAAGGTCAATATGGACAAGTCATTGAAGTAAAGACGGACAATGAAAACATTAAAGAGATTTTAAACAATTTATTCTATGACATTATGAATGTTGAATTTAATTTATGGCCTTGGGTTCGTAATATGGTTAAGTATGGTGATTTCTTTTTACACTTAGACATTAGTGATAAGTATGGTATTACAAATGTAGTTCCATTATCACCTTATGAAGTCATAAGAGCAGAGGGAGAAGACCCTGAAAATCCTTACTACACTAAGTTCTACTTAGAAAGTATTGAAGGAGCTCACCCGTATTTTGGTCAAAAGACAAATAACAAAGGGAAAATAGAATTTGAGAACTTTCAAATCGCACACTTCAGATTAGCAAATGATAGTAACTTCTTACCTTACGGAAAGTCTATGGTTGAATCTACGAGAAAGATTTGGAAACAATTAACTTTAATGGAAGACGCTATGTTAATTCATAGAATTATGAGAGCACCTTCTAAACGAGTATTCAAAATAGACATTGGTAATATTCCACCAAGTGAAGTCGATAATTATATGCAAAGAATCATCAACAAGATGAAGAAGACACCTATTATGGATGAAGCAACAGGTGAGTATAATTTAAAATACAATATGCAAAACTTAACAGAAGACTTCTTTATGCCAGTTCGTGGTGGAGATAGTGGAACAAGTATTGAAGAGTTAGGTGGTATTGATTATGATTCAACAGAAGACATTGAATATTTGAAAAACAAATTATTAGCATCACTAAGAGTTCCAAAAGCATTCTTAGGGTTTGATGAAAATGTCGGTGGTAAAGCAACACTTGCAGCAGAAGATGTAAGATTTGCCAGAACCATAGAAAGAATACAAAGAATTATCGTATCAGAATTAACAAAGATTGCAGTTGTTCACTTATATTCACAAGGATATACAGATGAAGACTTAGTAAACTTTGAATTAGAGTTAGCAAGTCCATCAACAATGTATGAACAAGAAAAGATAGAATTGTTAGGACAGAAAGTTAGTTTGGCTCGTGATATGATTAGTGATAAGATTTTACCTACTGATTGGGTATATGATAATGTTTTCAATTTCTCAAAAGAACAAAAAACTGATATTGGAGCACAAATTATTGATGACCAAAAACAGAAATTCAGACATTCACAGATTGAAATGGAAGGTAATGACCCAATGGAAACAGGAGACGCAATTGGGACACCAAGTGATATGGCAAGTATTGGTATCGGTGCAGAAGATGCTGCAGAACCACCCGACACCATAGCAGGTTCTATATTTGACCCATTTCCAGATGAAGAAAAAGAAGATGAAAGACCAGAAGATGAACAAGGCGGAAGACCACAAGAAATGAATAAACCATTCAAAGATAGTGGAGCAAGAGGACGAGACCCATTAGGGAAACAAACCAAGAACAGAAGACCACTTGCATTAGCACACTATGATGCCTTGAAAAACACTATGGGTAAAAAGTCAAAGGATATAATTAACGAAACCAAAAAAGTAGACGAAATGGAAAAAGAATATGATGAATATAAAAAAGAAAACGGAGTAGATTAATACCGATTTCTTGAAAGTTTTATATTTATTATTGATAAAATACAGATAAATACTTTGGAGCTCAAATGTCTTATGTAAAACATAATAAGATAAAGAATACAGCTATTCTTTATGAATTACTATCTCGTCAAATTACAGTTGACGTGTTAAATGATACAAAAAGCCCTAAATCAGTTAAATTATTTAAGGAATTCTTTAATAAAAATACTGAATTGGGTAAAGAATACGAATTGTATTCAATTTTATTAGAAAAAAAATATAAAAACGATTCACACGCTAGTCAATTAGTCGAAGCAGTTGTTAAGAGTCGTAGAAAGTTATCTAATCGTAGATTGAACAGCGAAAAATTTAATTTAATTAAAACCATAAAAGAAAATTATAACATAAAAGAGTTTTTTGATACTCGTTTACCTAATTTTAAAATTATGGCTTCAATTTACAAAGTTTTTGGCACCGAAACAGGTAAAGAAGATTTTGGTCCAGTTCAAAAGACAGATTCCGTTATTACTATAACTGAACATATCATTCACGATGGTAAGAAAAAACAGAAACCAAATAAACTTGTTGAAGATTACGCCAAACAAGATAAAGATTTAAGATTACTGAGTTATCAGTTATTAGTTGATAAATTT